AAGGAGAAAAGTGTTTCACTAAAAGCCTTGTCACAAAAATATGGCGTAGGTAAGAAGGGCGACGAAATACAGAACACCCTTGATAAACACAGACAAGATCTTACCGATGAAGAACTAGGACGTTTGGGCGACTATGCTGTCAATGATGTGGACTTGACATACGACTTGTTTACAATCATGGCAAGAGGCTTTCCAAAGAAAGAACTTAAGCTTATTGACTTATCACTACGTATGTTTGTAGAGCCTGTTTTGGATCTAGATCTAGATTTACTGGAAGATCATCTCAGCCAAACACGTCAACGTAAAGAAGAACTTTTGATGGACGCTCGTGCGTCTAAAGAAGATCTGATGAGTAATGATAAATTTGCGAAGCTGCTTGCTGCGTATGATATATCACCTCCTAAGAAGACAAGCCCCACCACGGGTAAAGAGACATGGGCTTTTGCGAAGTCGGACGAAGGATTTAAACACCTGTTAACACATCAGGACGAGAGAGTCCAATCACTTGTTGCAGCCAGGTTGGGTAATAAAAGCACACTCGAAGAAACACGAACACAAAGGTTCATCGACATAGCCAAACGTGGCTTATTGCCTGTGCCTGTTAGGTATTACGCGGCTCACACAGGACGTTGGGGCGGTGATGATAAGATAAATCTACAGAACTTACCGAGCCGTGGAGCGAACGCAAACATGCTAAAGCGTGGCATAATTGCACCACAAGGATACTCTATAATAGACGCGGACTCTGCCCAGATAGAGGCAAGAGTGTTAGCATGGCTTGCCGAACAGGACGATTTGACCCAAGCATTTGCCAAGGGTGAAGATGTATATAAGAAAATGGCATCACGTATATACGGTGTAGCGGAGGGCGATGTTACCAAAGATCAGCGATTTGTTGGTAAGACTACGATTCTAGGTGCAGGGTATGGTATGGGGGCGCAGAAGTTTCAAGACCAACTCAAGACATTTGGATTCGACATGGAGCTACATGAAGCAAGACGTGTAATAAAGATATATAGAGAAACAAATCACAAGATAAATAAACTGTGGCGTGATGCTCAGTTGTTCCTGAAAGATGGTAACACGTTTGGTTTGTATGGTGTCTTGTTTGTAGAAGATGGTAAGATACTTCTGCCCTCTGGATTACATTTACGTTACGACGATCTACAATTTACTACTACGGACAAAGGCGTGGAGTTTGACTACAAGACAAGGCGTGGTCGTGTGCGGATATATGGTGGTAAGATAATAGAGAATGTGTGCCAAGCCATAGCTCGTTGCATAATTGGAGAACAAATGCTACAAATAGCAAAGAGGTATAGAGTTGTCTTGACAGTACATGACAGTATTGCGTGTTGTGTTAAAGACGAGGAAGTGGACGAGGCACAAGAATACATCGAAGAATGTATGCGTCAGCCACCAGAATGGGCAGAGGGTTTACCGATAGATTGCGAATCGGGTAAAGGAAAATCTTATGGAGAATGTGAATGAAAGCTAAAAAATTTAAAGACATGCCCAAAATAGATTTTGGTAAAGAACACAATGCAGATCGCGCTAGCTTACGAGGTATAACTGAAATATTTATACTAGAGTCTAAATCTGAGGAGGCGGTGGCGCAAATAATGAACACCGTGGCAGATTGTAGAAAGTGTGGAGGTTTTGCAGAGTTTACCAAACATAAATCACTCGAACGTGTGGGTATGGCAGAGTTTGAAACTATGTGTTGGAAATGCGGTCATGAAGATGGGTTTACAAGTAGAGTAGAGGTAACAACTTTAGGTGGTTTAAGAATACAAGTTACGTGGCAAGATAAGTCGGATGTCAGTGAGACTAGTCACTAATGAGTATAGCACCGTGGTCATACAGTAGAATAAAGGCGTTCGAACAATGCCCCAAACAGTTCTACCATATGAAAATAGCAAAGGACTACAAAGAGCCGTACACAGAAGCTATGCGTTATGGCACAGAGTTACACGCTGTAGCGGAAGACTTCATACGTGATGGCACACCAATACCAGATAGGTTCGCCTTTCTCAGAGGCCCCCTGGAAGCACTTAGACGTAGACAGGGTAACAAGTTTACAGAAATGCGTATGGGTCTGACCGCAGAGCTTGAGCCTTGTACGTTCAAGGACAAGAACGTGTGGTGGCGTGGCATAGCAGATTTAGTAATAGTTGACGGCACAAAAGCATGGGTGGTAGACTATAAGACTGGACGAAGCGCAGAGTACGCAGACAAAGGACAACTGGAACTTATGGCTATGGCTACATTTAAGCACTTTCCTGAAGTAGAGCAAGTCAACGCGGCTTTGATGTACGTGATTGCAAATAAGTTTATAAAAGCAAAATACACAATAGATATGTTGACAGACCTATGGGATAAATGGTTAGCTAGTTTTGATCGTATGCAAGTTGCACATGATAACGATACATGGAACGCACGACCTAGTGGATTATGCCGTAGACACTGTGCCGTCGTAGAGTGCGTATACAATGGGAGTAATTGATGCCGTACACGAAGTCACCTAGACCCTACAAAAAAGAATATAAGAAACAGAAGGAGCGTGGCGAACACCCTGACAGAATGGAGCGTCAACGTGCTAGGAGAGCCTATGATAAAAAGGGCATCAGTCGTAAAGGTAAAGATGTGTCACACAATAAGATGTTAAGTAAAGGTGGCTCAAACAAAGATGGCACAAAGTTAGAAAGCCCCTCAAAGAACAGAGCAAGAAACGGACAGAAGAAGAAAAAGAAATGAAGAAGAAAGACCCTAAAGTCGGAACAGGTAAGAAACCGAAAGGAACAGGAAGGAGACTCTACACAGATGAAAACCCCAAAGATACAGTCCCTATTAAATTTGCCACTGTGGCAGATGCCCAAGCAACTGCTCGTAAGGTTAAGCGCATCAATAAGCCGTATGCTAGGAAGATTCAAATCCTTACTGTGGTGGAGCAAAGAGCCAAAGTCGCAGGAAAACCAAGGCAAGCCGCCATCGCAAAAAGGGCAAAGCAAGAACTCAGAGCCAAACACGAAGCGAAAAAGGGGGCGACCAAGAAAAAATGACTAGACAGATACAAAACAAATTAAAGAAAGTAGCGAAGGGTCTAAGCAAAGCGTCAAAGACTCATGCGAAACAAGCAAAGACAATACAGTCTGTGCTAAAGACCAAGAAGAAAAAAGTAAAACGTAATGGTAGCTAGAGTAGAAACTATAAAAAAGAAGATCAAGCAAGGTAAGAAGTTAGGGTTTAGCGAAAGAGCCAGAGCCGTTAACAAAGGTATCTTACCTAGCAAGGCAAAAAAGAAAAAGAAGAAATGAGAAAGAGAAATGCAAATAATAGACAACAAGGCTTTACTGTTACGGCTACGTGACCCTGATAAAGTTATAAATGCTATACCTAAAAGCAAAGCTGTGGGTAACAACCAAGTAGTTGTTAACTGGGGTTTGGAAGAGGCAAGGAGCCTGAATCGGCTAGGTATAAAATCACCATCACCCATAGAAGCAAAATACACATGGACAGGAAGATACAAACCATTTGACCACCAAGTTTCGACAGCATCATTCCTTACTTTACACCAGAAAGGTTTTTGTTTCAACGAACAAGGTACAGGTAAAACAGCAAGTGCCATATGGGCATCAGACTTTCTTATGAAACAAGGCGTGATAAACAGAGTGCTTGTAGTATGCCCGCTCTCGATCATGGATAGCGCATGGCGTGATGACTTGTTTACATTTGCAACACACCGCACCGTTTCTGTAGCGCATGGGTCAGCAGATAAACGTAAGAAGATAGTGCAAGAAGGCTCAGATTACGTGGTGATAAACTACGATGGTATTGGCATTGTGCTAGATGAACTGAAGAAAGGTGGGTTCGACCTGATTATTGTAGACGAAGCTACACATTACAAGAATGCTCAAACACGACGCTGGAAACTTCTACGTCAACTAATACACGATAACACGTGGCTGTGGATGATGACAGGTACACCTGCAGCGCAGAACCCTACAGACGCATACGGATTAGCAAAACTTGTAAACCCGTACAAAGTGCCAAGGTTCTTTGGCGCATTTAAAGATATGGTTATGTACAAAGTATCTCAATTTACGTGGAAGATACGCTCCAACGCAACAGACATAGTGTATAGAGTGTTACAACCTGCGATACGTTTTACAAAGGACGAGTGCTTAGACCTACCTCCTATGGTATACACCAAAAGACAAGTGGAGCTTACTGCACAACAGAAAAAGTATTACAAAGAACTAAAGACAAAACTTGTGCTAGATATAACAGGTGAGCAGATCACAGCGGTAAATGCGGCTGTCACTCTTAACAAGTTACTACAAATATCAGCAGGGGCTATATACACAGACGAAGGAGAAATACTAGAGTTTGATATTAAAAACAGATACAAAGTATTACGTGAAGTTATTGATGAATCTAGCCAAAAGGTTCTCGTGTTTGTACCTTTCAAACATGCAATAGATATATTAACAGATAAGCTACGATCAGAAGGTATAACAACAGAAGTTATACGTGGAGATGTACCTGCACACAAACGCACACATATATTTAAACAGTTCCAAGAAGATGATGACCCACAAGTGCTTGTCATCCAACCACAAGCAGCCGCGCATGGTGTCACGTTAACACGAGCTAACACAGTGGTGTGGTGGGGGCCAACGAGTTCGCTAGAAACATACGACCAAGCGAACGCACGTGTGCATAGGTCTGGGCAAACACATAAATGCACCGTAGTACAACTGCAAGGGTCTGATGCAGAAAAGCATGTATACAGACTATTAGATAGAAAAATAAACGTACACACAAAGTTTGTAGAACTTTACAAAGAAGTACTTGACTAAGACACTTTTTACTATTATATGTTACTATATAATAAGAATAGGAGAGAGACATGGGTGACAAGATAACCCCTGACAAGTTGGCAAAGACGTATTTACGTATACGAGCAGAGAGATCTATGCTGTCAGCCAAGTACAAGGAAGAAGATGGCAACCTTGTGCGACAGTTAGATACAATAAAACAGGCAATGCTAGATCATTGTGAAGACCATAATGTAGAAAGCGTGAGAACTTCTGAAGGATTATTTTTTCGTTCAACTAAGAAGAAATACTGGGTAAGTGAATGGGATGCAATACACAAGCTTATTGTGGAAGAAAATGCACCTCAGTTACTTGACAAACGTATCAATCAAGCGAACATGAAACAGTTCTTAGAAGAGAATCCTGATCTCAAGCCAGAGGGATTAGAGGTTGAAGAAGAAGTAACAATTTCTGTGAGGAAGAAATGAATGAACCTTTTGTAACAATAGAGGACGTAGCTAAACACTTTAGCGTGTCCGTATCAACTGTTCGTGCTTGGGTAAGTCAGAAACACATACCTGAAGATACTTATGTAAAAATAGGTAAAACTCATAGGTTTCGTATTTCAGATGTAACTGAAGCATTGACGAAAACATCTAGTAGCCGTAGCGAGGAAACAGTGGGCGAAGATTCACTAGCTGAACTAGATGAAGACTTATAATATAGAGAGAAGGAGAGAAAATGGAACCATATATTATAAAAAACGTAGAGGCTCTTTGGCCTAAAATAAACACAACTTACCACTTTGATAGTAAAGCAGGTAGGTCTGTTGCGTGTGATCCCAAAGCTGATGGCGCAGAGTATTCTATACAATTTCGTATGGATAACGATACTGCTAAAGCTTTGTATATTGAAATGGCAAAGATGTATCAAGCCAATAGAAAAGACAAGTGGGCAGAAAAGTTGGAGCGTTTGTTTGTCAAAGACGACGATGGCATGTTTACGCACAAGGCTGTTTTAAAGGGTGCGTATAAGAACGTAGTCACTCCTAAACCCATACAGGTTGATACCAAGAGTAACAGATTACCCGCAGATTTCATGTTGACTACAGGTAGCACAGTTAACATAGCTGTAACATTTGTTCCATATGAGATGGGTAGTAAACAGAATGTTTCACTGCGTCTTAAGGGAGTGCAAGTCATAAAGTACATACCTTATGAAGATAGAAATCCTTTTGAAGAAACTGAGGGGTTTGTATTTGAAGCAAAGGAAGAGAACCCTTTTGGTACAGGTGAAACTGAAACAGAGGACGTTGTAACAGAAGATGCTGTGGCAGAGCCAAAGAAAGTTGCTAAGAAGCCCTCCCCTCCCACCAAGGATGCTGATGGCGACTTGAGTTCTATTGTTGCCGATTGGGACGACTAATAGAACTACACCACGACTAGGTTTTTACCGAAAGGATAACGTGCCGTATCTTGTCGTGGTGTCTTCGGCACAAGGTGGGAAAAATGGAAACAAAAGAATTTTTAGAGAAGGTTTTAGGTGATGGATATTACTCTGTATTAGGTCTTGGAGACAAGAAGGTACAGAGCTTTCACGCAACCATAGACGATGTAATAGACAGGGCTAACGAGTTAGATACTGAAGGTGTTAACGCATACTTTGGTTTAGCCACATTCGAAACAAATAAAGATAGACGTGTAACAAACGTAAAAAGTCTAAGTTCTTTTTATTTAGATTTAGACTGCGGTGTTGGTAAAGAATACACCAACCAGAACGAAGCGTTTCTAGATTTAAAAAGATTTGTAAAAGCAACAGGACTGCCTCGACCTATGTTAATCAACTCTGGGTACGGGATACATGTATACTGGGTTCTTACAGAGAGTGTGTCATATGCGGAGTGGTTACCTGTAGCCCAGGGCCTCAAAGATATGTGCATACGTCATAACTTGTTAGCAGATAATGGTGTAACTGCGGACGCAGCGCGGGTACTCAGAGTCCCTGGCACACATAATCACAAGCGTGGCACACAGAAACCTGTCATGTTTCTTGGCACGGGTGAGTTTCACGACGTCC